TTTCCGATTCCAGGCATACAATTTAGAGATATTTCGAGCCTACTGGAAAATCCATTAGCATTTAATAAAGCATTAGTTGACTTAACTAACTTATCTTTTAAAGCAACAAAAATAATTGGTATTGAAAGTAGAGGATTTGTATTTGGTGCCCCTATTGCCAGAGATTTAGACTTACCTTTTATAATGGCTCGTAAGCCAGGCAAGTTACCAAACAAAACATATAAAAAAGATTATGATTTAGAATACGGTAAAGCAACATTAGAACTTCAAATTAACACAGATATTGTTTCGGATGACCAAGTAGTTATTATAGATGATCTAATTGCTACAGGCGGTACAGCACTTGCCTGTGCTGATTTGGTACACGAAAACTTTGGTGTACCTAAAAATAATATTACAGTATTAGCAATAATTGACTTGACAGACTTAGGCGGATTTGTTAAAATAACAGAGCAAGGTTACAATGCTGGTACCCTAATAGAATACGAAGGTGAATAATGGCAAAGAAGCCACTACTACAAATAAAAGATATAATGGCGGCTGTAGATCGAAAGGACTACAACTACTACACTAATCTTACAGATGAGCAACGCAAGAGTATGAACTTGTGGATGACTCAGCGATATGCTAGTAGTGTACAAGGTAAATATGCTGGGCATTATCTTGTAATGGTAAATGAATTCATGAACACTAACTGGAGTGATGTAAGTAAGCACCCAGAACTACAATGGAAGTTAATGTGTCTAGCAGGCACTGGCAAAGTCCAATTTCATCCTTTTGTAAAAGTACCAAAAGCAAAACGTAAAAAAGACAAAGTTGAAGAAATTGTTAGAGAGTTATTTCCGTTATTAAAAAACGACGAAGTAGAATTATTTTTAAGTCTTAACACTAAAGATGAAATAAAACAACAGGCAATAGAAAGCGGAGTTGACGACAAAACGTTAGACGAGGCGTTTAAATGAGTTTTACTTGTAAATATTGTGGCAGAGATTTTACTTCTGAAAGAACAATTAATGTTCACATGTGTTCACAAAAAAGACGTTTTGTAGATCAGGACTTAACCCATGTAAGACTCGCATTTAGAACTTATCAAAAGTTTTATGAAATGAATATGCAAAATGCTAAAACAAAAACATATGATGATTTTGCTTCAAGCAAATACTATGCTGGTTTTGTTAAGTTTGGTAGAAAGATGGTTAATGAAGAATTACTAGAGCCAGAAAATTACGCAGAACATTTAATTAGAGAAAGTATTAAACTTGCTGACTGGACAAAAGACGCAGTATACGACGCATACTTAAAAGAGTTAATAAAAAAGGAACCAGCACAACGCGGTATAGAACGCAGTATTAAGTGTATGGAAAGTTGGGCAAAAGAAAAGGATAGCACATGGAATAACTATTTTAGAGAAGTATCGCCACAATTAGCAATACATCATATAAGAGGTGGAAAAATTTCACCATGGCTTATATTTTTAAGCGAAAGCGGACAAGACTTATGGGGCGGTCTTAATGAAGAACAGATATCATTAATCAAAGATATTGCTGATCCAATGTTTTGGAGACGAATATTTTTAAAAAACACAGAAGAAGTTAATTTAGTACAAGACATTGCGGAGGCATCAGGTCTATGAAAGTAAAAATAATTAGTCACTCACAAGCACCAGAATACAACGAGTCAGCATTAGACTTGGTGGCATATTGTGCCAGAGTAAGTAATCCAGATAATCAAAACAACAAGGAAACAAATGAAAAACTTGTGAAGTATTTGATGAAACACAAACATTGGTCACCACTTGAAATGGTGAGTGTTTGTTTAGAAGTAGAAACAACCAGAGACATAGCAAGGCAACTGTTACGTCATAGAAGTTTTAGTTTCCAAGAGTTTAGTCAACGTTATGCTGACCCGACAAAGGACTTGGACTTTGAAATACGTGAAGCACGTTTACAAGATCCTAAGAACAGGCAGAATAGTGTACCGCTAGATCCAGAGATGGACGGCCATGCTGTATTACAAGGCACTTGGAAAAACAAGCAACAACAGGTCATAGACGCCGCCTTAGACGCTTATAACTTCGCTGTAAGCAACGGTATTGCCAAAGAGCAGGCAAGAGCAGTACTACCGGAAGGAAACACGTTAAGCAGGCTGTACGTTAACGGTACGTTGCGTAGTTGGATTCATTATATCGAATTACGTGGTGCTAATGGCACACAACAAGAACACATGGATATTGCTCATGCTGTAGCAGATGTTATAACAGAGATATTTCCATTAGCAGAAGAGTTTAAGGGGAAAGAGATATGAAATTAAAACCATTACACGACAGAGTGGTTGTTAGACAAACAGAAGAACAGTCAACATCAGCAGGCGGAATTATTATAACAAGTGCCGCACAGGAAAAACCATCGCAAGGTGAAGTAGTAGCAGTAGGCTCAGGCAAAGTACTAGAGAGCGGGGACATTTTACCAATGTCAATTAGTGTAGGTGATACAGTAATATTTGGTAAGTTTGGTGGCAACGAGATCAAGGTAGATGGTGAAACATTTTTAATATTAAGCGAAGGCGATATTTACGGTATTTTTGAGTAATGAACAAACGAGAAGAACTGCTAGTTATTACAATGGAAGAATGTGCCGAGGTATCACAGGCATGTAGTAAAATGCTACGGTTCAATGAGCAGATAGATTATGAAAATTTACAAGATGAGATAGGCGACTTAATGTGTATGGTCGAATTACTCAAAGAGCAGGGCATTGTTACTAAAACACAAATAGCAAAACGCATGGAAGTTAAAAGAGAAAAGTTGAAGAAGTGGAGTTCGTTGTTTAATGAAGATTGATTTTGATGTAGATATCGATATGGCTAACCGAGACGACTTACTGTCTGTGCTTAGGCATGTTAAGGGCAGTATCAAACGTCCAGGTGGCATGGAAAAACACAACACAGGCGTTTATATACAGCCTGTGCCCCATGATCCAGCAACAGGTCTCAGCACTATTGATCATAAGGAAGCAGAAGACATTGGTTACTTTAAACTAGATGTATTAAACAATAGTGTGTACAAAGGTATTAGAACCGAAGGTGAATTAAATGATCTTTGTTCCATGGAACCAATGTGGTCATTGTTTGGACATAAAGAAATTGTGGAGCAACTATTCCATATCAATAATCATTATGATATAGTATCACAGCACATGCCTACTAATATAGAACAACTTGCTATGATACTAGCAATGATACGTCCAGGTAAAAGACATCTAGTTGGTAGAAGTTGGGAGGACATAGAATCGCAGGTATGGTTAAAGCCTGATAATGACTCATACTTCTTTAAAAAGTCACATGCGTTTAGTTACGCAATGGCTATAATTGTCCAATTAAATAAGATTGTTACCGATCTTTCTTCACCAACTGAATAGTACGTCTTTTTATTCTTTTCTTAACTATTTTCTGAATACTAGTAACTGGGCCGAACTGTATCTCTACATCTTTATTATTAAATGTTCGTAAACATCTTCTAAAGTTTCTCATTTCCTGAAATAAGAATATATCGATCGGTATCTGTCTATTGGATTCCCACCACCAAGTTTCCGCTAAAGATATAAAATCTTTCTTTTCTATATCTGAACCTAGTTTATTATAGTCGTAAAATGTCGTAACAGCATTATCTTGATTTTGTACTATACCAAAATAATCCTCGCCTCCTGACGTTATCATAGTGAAAAATGGAAATTTTTCTTCTATCTCTTTTTGATCCTGCATAAAACTTATTTATAAAGAAAATGATAAATATTAAGGAAGGAATGAGCATGTATGAGCAGTATAACACTATATTCTTACAGAATAAACGAATTAGCACTTGTAAAGAAGCAAGACAACCTATTTTTGGATAATAAAACAATGAACAGAAAAGAATTTGTAGCACATAAAGGAATGGACAATAAGTTTAATATTGTCCTTAGAGACCAAGACAGAAAAACACAAAATGTGTACAACACACAAATTCGAGCAGATATTATTAAGTATGCTAACAACGAAAGAGTACTAACAAAATATGCTACACCAAGTTTAGAACAAGGAATGCTAGAACTATTAATTGCTGAAGCAGATCTAAATAATCTTAGTCCAGGTCAGTATAAAATATCATTTAAATTTATCGAAGATGATGGCACAACATCTCCTGTATTTTCTGATTATAATGGCGGCGTACTTTGTACATTACTTGTAAAGGACGACGCTAATCCTACACCTGTATCAACACAGGTAGCAAATGTTTGGAACCAAACTAAAAATACAGACTTTGGCCATGACGCAAATGTATTTACTAGTGGCAACTTTATAGGTAATAAGACATATAACTTTAATAACTCAAATCATACTATTGGTATATATGCTACAGATTTTACAGGTAATGTATATGTCGAAGGAAGTTTAGGTATTGAAGCACCTTCTAGTGATGACACCAATTGGGCAACTATATCTATTATTAATAATTTAGATAGACTTCCTTTATCTAATACAACAGGACCTATATATTATAATTTTACAGGCAATTTTAATTATTTGCGATTTAAGTATTCGCCTAGTACAACAAATTCAGGAACATTCGATAAGATTCTTATAAGAAATTAAATACATGTATGCACTTTTTAAACAATGGCAAACATGCGTTAGTATTTCCGCCTAGATGCGGTACCAGATGGATAGCCTCCCAACTATATAATACCAATCTTTTAAATACAAAAGCACCGAATCATGAGTTCACATGGCAGGATAATGCTGATGTCAAAATATTTATGTTTGTTAGAAATCCTTTTGAAAGAGAAAGAAGTCTACATAGGTGGTTAGCAGAAACAAAACAAAAAGACATCACGGTGTTTACATTTGAAGATTATGTTAATAGTGAGTGTTTTGAAATAGAACCTAGTTGGTACAC